TCTGATCCAGAGGGTTATCAGCATATGTACACGGTAGCACATGAGCTATCACGGTGTTCTGAGGAGCTTCGTGAGAAGGCTTCATATGTGGAGGACAGCGCCAATGCTGTGGGTAGATTATTTGATATAGACTGATGCGGTGCTGCTTAGATTGTGGCACTGAGCTACTGGCTGGAGATAACTGGGTAGCTAGTAGACAGAAGAATTGCACATACAGATGTACTAGCTGCTTTATAAAGAGACAGAACCGTTACAGAGAACTTACTAATTACAACGCAAAGCGTATGTACGTTAATGGTAAGTATATTCCTCAGTCACATCCTCTTTATAAGCCCGGTAGTTATAAGAGCTTTAACGATGCAGCGTTTTCTGGATTACAGAATTACAATACCACTAAGGCTGGTTATGTTTATGTGATTACGAATGCTGCTTGGCCTGAATGGGTTAAAGTGGGAATGGCTATAGATGCGGATGATAGACTTAATAGCTATCAAACCTCTAGCCCGTTTAGGGATTATGAGCTTCAGTATTCTGTTTATTGTAATGATCGCAGGAAGCTTGAGCGTAAGGCTCATAAGGCTGTAGGTTCTATTGCTTCTGATCGTAACAATGAATGGTTCAAGGCATCTATTGAGGATGCCGTAGACTGCATAACGGGTATTATTAAATAGCAAAACTCCCCTTAGCTAAATGGTGATATACTTACAGGTATAGCCACTTAACTAAGAGGAGTTTAATGTTATGGGTATTATTAAGAAGATATTACTGTCACTGCAGGAATCACAACAGCGTAGAGCTGATTACTGGATCTTACAGAATATGAGTGATAAAGAATTGCGGGATATAGGTATCGCTAGGTCAGAGATTGCGCACACAGTGTACTGCTCATAGGGTACTACTTATACCTGTACCGCCTGCAGCGAGCTTGTAAATTATAACAACATCTGACGATATGTAAACCCCCTAATTAAGCCATTAGTTAATTAATTTATGGTAAATAGTTAGGGGGTTGACTTATTACATTCTGCAATGGTACAATAGAAGGTATAGAGTGTTTGATAAACCTCATTTATATTCGTGCTGCAATCCGTGAACGTACAGGTCAGGTTCTTACACTTGAAGAGGTACGAGATCTTCTGTTGGAGGAAGGTCTGATCACTAGGAAACAGGCTGCAGACGGTAACCTTATCTTTCGTGGATATGATGATTTCTTTGAAACAGACGTAGCTGATAAGACAGTTGAGCCTGTTGAATATTTAATTGATGTGGAACCTTCCTATGAAAACGACGAAGACTAAAGACTGTGGTGCGGATGTGGCCCCTTCCCGTAAGCCTAAGATGGCTATGGGCGGTTATATGAAGATTGAGAAGAAGAAGCCTATGGGTGCGTCTAAGGGCGGCTACGTTAAGAAGTCTAAGTGATGACTTCGTGGGTTGCGGTTATACTGGTGTGTACAGGTATTGAAATTAGTCAGTGCAATGTAGCGGTTTACCCAACCTCTTTTTACAATATTACTGATTGCCAGAATAAAGTAGCTCAGGGCTACAGGATGGCAGCTTCTGCAGGTTTTTATGTTTCTGGTTCCTGCAGTCAGGTTAAGATTAAGGGTACTACTTTATAGTACCTGCCTAACGTATTTTAATAAGTTTATTTAAATTAAGCATACTTTCTGGGGGAGCCATGCTTGCAGAAATTGCGATGGCTAATGCCGCCTTCGGGGTAATTAAATCCGCTGTACAGAATGGTCGTGAATTAGCGCAGTGTGGGAAGTCTATAAGTGATTTTCTGACTGCAGAGGACAAGATTAAGGACAAGGCTGAGGGCGATAAGAAGTCTATCTTTAATAAGGTTATGGGTAAGGACTCTAACGATTTCGAGAGCTTCTTAGCCCTAGACAAGATTAAAGAGCAACGCCGCCAGCTTGAGAGCCATATGCGGCTCTATGGAAGACCGGGGTTATATGACTCTTGGGTAGAGTATCAGGCCCAAGCCCGTAAGGCTCGTAAAGAGGCAGAAAGACAGCGCCTGAAGGAGCGGGAAGAGCTTATCGAAGGCCTAACCATCTTTGGCGGTGTGGTTGCTATAATTGGTTCTGCTATCGGCGCTTCCTACCTTTTCTATATCTATAAAATGTGAGGCCACATGGCAGGTAAAACTAAGTCAGAGAAGATTGCCGCCGCTAAGAAGCGTCATAGCTTTACCGCAGTAAATAAGCCACGGCGAGGCGGACCAAAGAAGTTTGAAGTTCTAGCTGTTGAAGGTGACACGGTTAAGTACATTACCTTCGGAGACCCTAATATGGAGATCCGCAAAGATAATCCCGCAGCCCGTAAATCATTCCGTGCCAGACATAAGTGCGACACGGCTAAATCTAAACTAACGGCCCGGTATTGGTCATGTAAGAAGTGGTGAATTGATGGCTGAAGTTAGACTGGATAGGAATGGAAATCCACTTACGCCAAAGTCCTACAAAAATAGGCAAAAGGCAGCACTAGCTGAGTTTGCAGCCGGGTTTTCTCATAAAAAGGTCAAGAAGAAAAATATACCAGAGAAGAAACTTTATGTAAATAAGGGGTATTTTTTGGGGTATTTTAAATGAAGCTTAAAACTAACGGCCTGTTATTGGTCATGCAAGAAGTGGTGATCTAATGTCTTTAGTCAGAAATATGAACAAGCGTAAAAAGGATGGCACTAGCCGTTCTAAGAAGAATAGCACAGTGAGTGCTAAAGCTTATAAGGATATGAAGGCTGGCTGGCCCAAAAAGAATAAAAAGAAGACCTAGCCGTGACAGAGGATCGCCTCACCCGAATTGAGGACAAATTGGACGCACTTTCAAACGCAGTCATTACTCTCGCCCGAATGGAGGAGCGTATGATTACTGTGTTTAAGCGTATGGACAATATCGACGATCAACAGAAAGCCCTTTGGGATCGTATCGTTAAGCTAGACCAGCTTACTGCGTCCAGAGGTCATAAGCTTCAGTTCTTTGAGCGGATCTGGTGGATCGTGTTTACAGCCTCAATAGGTGCAGGTTTCGTGTATATGAGGACGATGGGATGAAGACTGAAAAAGAATACACCGAAAAGCAGTTAATGTTTCTCGACGCTCTTATGTCTGAGGAGTGCAAAGGCAATATTAAGAAGGCCATGCAGGCCGCTGGCTATGCGGACAACACTTCAAGCACTGTAGTCGTAGCCGCCCTGAAGGATGAGATTAACGACAGAGCCGCTATGGTTATGGCTATGAACAGCACCAAGGCTGCTTGGGGTATGGTAGACGTATTAGACGATCCCGGTGCTATGGGCGCTCGTAACTCTATCTCTGCGGCTTCCCAGATACTGGACCGCACAGGCCTCATTAAGAAAGAGCAAGTAGAAGTTAAGAATACAGGCGGGGCGATGTTTATATTGCCACCGAAGAGCGACGATTGAGCATTTGGTTAGATAAGACCAGACCTAATAAGACCGCTAAAATACCATACGCCTACAAGGAATCTGAACACGATCCCTTAGTTTTAGTAGCTGACGAAGATAAAGCTACAATGGTAGAAGAGGCCTTAGACTATCTGGAAGATGGACACTCCACCCGTAAGACGGCTGAGTGGCTGACATCCAAAACTGGTGACAGGATTACTCATCAGGGTCTGATACATATATGGAAGGCCCGTAGAGGCCCAGACAGCGAGAAACCATCTAAACGTCTGAAGCAGCTTGCCAAAGAAAACCGCAAGCGTAAGCCCAAGACAAAGGCTGAGAAGACACTGGCCACCGCCAAGCGTAAGCAGACAGATGCCAAACGCAGGCTGACTATGGCGAAGAAGGCCTTGAATGAGCTACAGCCCACTAAGGAGCTAGATACCTCTAACCTAGACTTCTCTATCATCGAGAGCGAGAAGCAGAAGCAGGAAGTCGTATTCGCACCTAACGAGGGACCACAGACAGAGTTCCTAGCGGCCAGCGAAAGAGAAGTACTTTTTGGCGGCGCAGCCGGAGGAGGAAAAAGTTTTGGACTTCTCGCAGACCCTATGCGCTACTTTAGTAACAGTAATTTCAATGGCTTAATACTACGTCGAACTAATGACGAACTAAGAGAACTAATCTGGAAGTCTCAGGAATTATACCCCAAAGCATTTCAAGGGGCCAAGTGGGCAGAGAAGAAATCACAGTGGACGTTTCCTAGCGGGGCCAAACTCTGGCTAACCTACCTAGAGAGAGATCAGGATGTTTTACGCTATCAAGGTCAGGCCTTTAGTTATGTAGCATTCGATGAGTTGACTCAGTATCCTACTGATTTTGCTTGGAATTATATGAGATCTCGGCTTCGTACAACCGACCCTACCCTGCCAATATACATGAGGGCGACCACAAACCCCGGCGGTGCAGGACATGGATGGGTAAAGCGCACTTTTATCGACCCGGCTCCAGCTAATACGAAGTTTGTAGCACGGGACTTAGAGAGCGGCGAGGACATGGTCTACCCTGACGGCCATGAGAAGGCTGGGGAGCCGCTCTTCTACCGTCGATTTATACCCGCCAGCCTCAAGGATAATCCCTACTTGATGGACGGCGGCCAGTACGAAGCTAACTTGCTGTCTCTACCTGAGATGCAAAGAAGGCAGTTACTTGAAGGAGATTGGGCAGTTGCAGATGGTGCAGCGTTTTCAGAGTTTAGGTCATCAGTACACGTTATTGAGCCGTATGACATACCGACTGATTGGCGTAGGTTTCGCTCATGTGACTACGGATATAGCTCTTATAGTGCTGTTCACTGGTTTGCTATTGATCCAAGCTACGGGACACTAGTCAATTACCGGGAACTATACCTGAGTAAGCACACAGGCAGAGACCTAGCGAAGGCAGTTATAGAAGCCGAAGGCGGTGAGCGTATTGACTACGGCGTACTGGACTCCAGTTGTTGGCATAATCGCGGTCAGTTAGGCCCATCTATAGCCGAAGAGATGATTTCACAGGGTACACGCTGGCGTCCTAGCGACAGAACTAACGGCGCACGGGTGGCAGGAAAGAACCGCTTCCACGAAGTTCTGAAAATAGACGAAGATACAGGCCTACCGGGCATCCAGTTCTTCAATACTTGCCGCCAGATAATCGCAGACCTGCCCGTCATACCAGCGGACCCTAGAGGTTCTGACGATATCGACCCCCGTTACGCCTCAGACCACGCATACGACAGTGTAAGATACGCAGTGATGAGCCGACCTAAAGCATTCAGCCCCTTTGATATGGGCCAAGGCATTCCACAACAAGTCTGGCGTCCCGCAGACACAACATTTGGATACTAAATATGGCATTGATGGAAAAACCACTACCAGAAGACGTAACAGATACTGATATTGCAGTACCCCTCGACGAAGACGGCGATGTAGAGCAAGAAAATATCAATTTTTCTGGTGCGGTGGCCTTTGTAGACAGCCAATATACCCGCGCAAAGGACGCACGTTACTCCGACGAAGAGCGTTGGCTGGACTCTTACCGAAATTATCGCGGTATTTACTCCAGTGAGGTACAATTTACCGACACAGAGAAGTCAAAAGCCTTTATTAAGGTCACTAAGACGAAAGTATTGGCCGCTTATGCCCAAGTTGTGGACGTTCTGTTTGCTGGCAGCAAGTTTCCTATCGGTATTGAGTCCCGGCAGTTCCCAAACAACCTAGCTGAGTCCGTATCCTACGATCCAAACGCCCTGACAGACGAAAAAGTTAAGGAAAAGGTCAAGGTAGACTACAAAGTACCAACTTCTATCGTCCGCCCTGACATTGCTAAGGAGCTAGGCCTGTTTAAAGACAACCTAGAGCCAGTAAAAGACGAATTAGAGCTAGGTAGTAAGACAACACCGGGTTCCATTACCTTTGAGCCAGCAAAACGTGCCGCTCAGAAGATGGAAAAGCTAATGCACGACCAGTTGGAAGAGACTGACGCGCCTAAGCACCTTCGATCAGTAGCATTCGAGACCACACTCTTCGGTACAGGTGTATTCAAGGGTCCATTTGCTATGGATAAAGAATATCCACGCTGGGATGCGGAAGGTAACTACGATCCGCTGTATGAAACTATCCCGAAGATGGAATACGTTAGCATTTGGGACTTCTACCCTGACCCTGACGCTCGAAATATGTCTGAGGCCGAGTTTACCATCCAGCGACACCGACTCAACCGCACTCAGATGCGTTCACTAAAGAAACGGCCCCACTTCCGCTCTGAGAGCATTGAATTAGCCTTAGAATACGGCGCAGACTACCAGAGAGAGTACTGGGAGGACGCCCTAGAAGACGATTCAGTAGCATCTTCTATGGATCGCTACGAAGTACTGGAATATTGGGGCATATTGGACGCAGAATTGGCTGAAGAAGCCGACATTGAGATACCTAAAGAACTAGAGGATCAGGACGAAATTCAGGTCAATATCTGGGTATCTAACGGCCAAATCCTTCGTTTAGTGCTAAATCCGTTCACACCCACCCGCATTCCTTACTTAGCAGTGCCATACGAGCTTAATCCGTACAGCTTTTTCGGCATTGGTGTGGCTGAGAATATGCTTGATACTCAATTGCTGATGAATGGCTTCATGCGTATGGCGGTGGATAATGGCGCACTGTCTGGCAACCTATTAATTGAGATCGACGAGACAAACTTAGTACCGGGACAGGATATGTCTGTGTACCCCGGCAAAGTCTTTCGGAGGCAGTCAGGTCAACCGGGTACTGCGATTAATGGCACTAAGTTCCCTAACGTAAGCCAAGAGCTTTTGATGATGTTTGATAAGAGCCGCCAGCTTGCTGACGAGGCTACAGGCATCCCTAGCTATTCTCACGGTTCAGGAGCCGTTGGCGGTGTAGGTAGGACGGCTTCTGGTATGTCTATGCTCATGGGGGCTGCCGCTCAGAACATTAAGGCAGTTGTCAGAAATATAGATGACTACTTACTAGCTCCGCTTGGCCGCAGTCTGTTCAGTTTCAATATGCAATTTAATTTCGACAAAGAGTTTATTGGCGACCTCGACGTTAAGGCACGGGGTACTGAGAGCCTCATGCGTAACGAAGTTCGTAGCCAGAGACTTCTACAGTTCATGCAGATGACAGCTAACCCTGCGATGCAGCCGTTTGTTAAATACGATTACATTTTGCGTGAGTTGGCTTCCAGTATGGACCTCGATGAAGATAAGATCTTAAACGATCCACGCGAAGCCGCTATCCAGCAAAAGATGATGGCCGAGATACAGGCACTCATGCCCCAGCCCCCAGTACCTCCACAAGGAGCAACCCCTGAAGGCGGACCTCCCTCCGTACAAGACCCAACAGGAAACGGTGGCGGTAACGTAGCCCCCGGCCAAGCACCTGAACCAGACGCAGCAGGTTTCACAGGCGGCGGCGGCGGAGCCAATGGCGGTAATGCACCACAACCACAGCAACCTCCTCAAGGCCCAGTTCAATAATGTGGATACTCATATTCTTTCAGCTAATTAACAATAACGTGACCCATTACCAGTTAGGTCAATACCCCACCCAAAAAGAGTGTGAGCAAGAGCTTTCGAAGGCCACAGTTCTAGTAACAACAAGTAACATTGCGCTTTACTGTTTTGAGGTAAAAAATGGATAAAGTAAAATTACCTTTGGCCCTAGTCTTAGCTATGGCCGTACAATTAGTGGGCGCAGTCTGGTGGGTATCAAAGCAGTCCTACACAATTGATAGTCTGCGCGAAGAAGTTTCTAACCTACAGGAAATTACAGAAGTTCTAGGCGTAGACGTAGACCAATTAATACTCTTCGCCACATTTACAGAAAACCGCTGGGCCGAAGCCTATGCAGAGGACATGACCTACATCCGTCAATTTGGCACAAAGGCTGTCCCTAAAAATACAGGCAAATAATGGATAAACAGTTTTTCAGGGAGCTTCTGCCCCTAGTCAACGACAGAGAACAGTACTCCTCATTAAAGGACTACGCAAAGGCCCGTATCCTACATTACCACGGTCTGCTTGAGACTACGAAGGATCACCAGCGAGTATTAGAAATTCAGGGAGCTATAGCGGAATTGAAGCGCATAGAGACCCTGAGAGATGAAGTCACTAAGGGAGCCGAATAATGGGTCTGTACGAGTTTATGTTTGGTGGGGATGAGGTATCTGAAGAGACCGAAACTATGTTTGGGTATACCGCAGAAGGTGCGTCACAGGAAGCAGAAAAACTTGCAGTAGATATCCCAGAGATCACTTGGAAAGACGTAGGCAATGTAGCCTTAGACTTCACCCCTATCATAGGAGACATCAAGGGCGGCTATGAGACCGTCCAGATGATTGGTGAGGAGCTATCTAAGGAAAACCCTAACTACTATCTAATCGGCGCTATGGGAGGCTTAGGGGCCGCTGCCACGATCATTGGTCTAGTGCCGGGTGCTGGTGACGCAGCACAAAAAGCAATCATGCAAGGTACAAAAATGATGGCCGAAAGAAGTGGCCAACTTGCAGGGGAATTAACAGGCACTGCCAGAGCAATACGAGATGGCGACTTAGAATTTATTAGGGGTAGAGGTAATTCTGCAAACAGCCAAGGTGTAGGCGCTGATGTTGTTCGAAAAGACCCGTCTAAAGCTAAGATGGAAGAACTAGACCCTATACGTCAAAATAGTTCTAAAGGATTTTACAAAACTAAAGCCCCTAACTATGTAGAAGACATTGAAGTAGATGTAGAAGATCAAGGACTTCTAGTTCCTGAAAAGTCTTTATCTATAGACGATTTAGAAAACACAGACCTAATTCCTCTTATCGCAGACAGAACTGCGGCAGGTAAAACCTTAAAGGGTGTTAAAGGCGGTGCTAAAGATTATAAATTTGAAAACCCGGTAGATTTACAAGGTGGCCGGGGCTTCATGCGTTATCCCGATACTGGGGCGTTTGCCTCAATGCCTAATGTAATGGGGGAACAAGCTCAGTTAGCAAAACGAGTAGCCGAGGCTGGCGGTGACCCTAGATTAGTGCATATGTCCATGTCTGCCGAAGGCGGTGATTTTAGCACTATGATGAGTGATACCGTCATGGAGATGATGGATCAATCGGACATCTCTGCAAAAGATGTCAAAGCTTTTGATAGTTGGGTTAAAGCTAATGTAGACGCAGATTTCCCCGGCATCCGTAGTGCGAATGCAAAAGATTATTTAGCTACACAAGTACCCGGCACTCGACGCCAGCTAATGTGGAAAAAGTTAGATGGCCCTGAATTTAAGAATAAAGGCTTTCCCGTAATGGGAGATGCAAGGGTAGCAATAACAGATCCACGGCTGCTTTCTTCACCTTCAATGCAAGGCTCCTCTGTTACCAAAGTAGATACCTCTGGTAACCTAATTACTGGCCCCGTCCGTCAGCATAAGACCTACTCCTCACAAGTTGGCCCTACTGGGGCAGATGGATATATGGGAGAACTTGATGCCGTACCATATGAGATACTAATGCGGGACTTCTTTGAGCAACGCCGCGCCGCTGGAACAAAGGCAGGCTCTGATCAGCGTTCTCTACAGATGAACAGTACCTTCAGTCAGCCTGTTGATGCTCAGATGGTTGAGGAGGTTAATCGCTATTTAGAAATTCAGGATTTGGCAGAGAGAGATGCCTATCGAAGAAACATCTCTGATATGCGTCAGGATCGCACACAGTATAATCTTGGACACAATGGTGGTCCACCCCTGAACGATCCATCCGTGGTAACTCAAATGTCAGATGCCTTTGCAGAACCTCTAGAGATTGGTATCAATTCAGCGGCTAAAGACGGAGCCTTGTTAAAGTCTTACACAAGCGAAGATTTACAAATGCTTGATCAACTAGCTGAAGGAGCTACGGCAGGTACACGCGAAGCAAATGCATTAATTAATTCGCCTGTAGAACCGGGTACAAAAGTAGGAATACGGCTAAACCTAAATTCTAACATACCAGATGCTATGCCGGGCATGAATAAATTACAGACATTACATAAGAATAATTACAACGGTAAGGCTCTATCTTATCAGACTACTGCTACCGTGGAAAATGTTAAATTCAATGTAAGTCAGTCAGGAAGAGCGGGTATTGCAGCTAAAAAATATGCGCCTACTACTCCAGAAGCTAAGAGTAAATTTCCTGCTATGTCCGTAGATGGTAATTATGTTGCCGATAGAAATATTTTAAATGAGATGGACAATACTGTAGTGGAGATAGGTACTAATCCAATGAACCTTCATCTATTTATAGATATGGCTACAGGTCAGGCTGTAGAGAGTGCAGAGATAGCAACAGTTATTGGGGACAGAGTTTATGCTAAGGGAGTTAAATACATGAAGAAAGCAGATGCTCCTACACCTAAAAACGCTTCTGATGGTACGGAACTACCTAGTGAAGTTCGCTATAAGATGAATAAGGGCGGTTTAGTTACGGCTCTACATTAAGGTCGTAATCATAAAACCTTTTCTTTCCTGTTGTGTTAGTACCTAATGCATTGTCCAACATCTTTTCTATTAATTCTATTTGAATCTCAGATTTAGAATTTACCGAAGTTCCATTTGGTAATGCATATTTAACTGCCTTATAGATCTCATCTATTAGGCGCTCTTTATTTTCAATATCCAATTCATCACTCATAACACTCAATTACTACACTAATTAGTATCCTGCAAGGAATTTATTATGGACTTAGAGCCAAAAAAAGTAGCTGGGGTAACCACCCGTAACGGTAAGCCTGTTTGGACGAATGCAGAGAACAAAGAACCGTACTCTGAAAAAACATCATCTTTTAAATATGGTGATGCAATATTGGTTACTCCAACAATCGACCCCACTAACGGCAAGCCATACGACTTAAATCAACTCTTTGCCTACTACGAAGAAAATGGCCCATACGATATGTACACGGGCGAGAAGCTGCCCATGTTTGAAGATGAGGACACGGCTACAGAGTATTCTAAGTGGCGTTCTCAAAATCTCTTTAATACCGACCTCACAGAGCAACAGTTCTACACTGGCGAGAGCGATATGTACTCACCGCAAGACGGCTCAGACATTACCGTTAAAGACCGAATTAAAGACGCAATGTTCCACGCCGGGGACATTAAAGATGACGTAGTAGGTTTCTTTAGTGGCGATGCCCAAGAGTACGCACTTGGTGGCCTAGCTACAGCTAACAAAGGGATAACCACACAAGAGGGTAAGGATATGGCAAATAAAAAGTTTCAGCTTGATAATAAGAAAGCCGACATAAACAAGGACGGTAAACTTAGCAAGTACGAGGAAGTCCGAGGCGAAGCCATCCAGAAGGCTATGGATAATGATGAGATCGTGGAGATGTACCACGGCGGCATGGCCTGCGGATGCGAAGGAGACTGTGACGGCTCCTGTGATGGCAGTATGATGGACGGCATTATGGGATACGACGATGTGTCTGGTAACCCTATTCCAATAGGCTCCCACGCTGAGAACGTGCGTGATGACATCGATGCAAAGCTAAGTACTGATGAGTATGTATTACCTGCCCATGTAGTTAAATGGCACGGCCTGAAGCATATTCAAATGATGCAGTCCGAGGCTGAGATGGGTCTTATGTCTATGCAAATGGATGGCCTAATTCAACACGCAGGCGACGAAGAAGCTGAAGATACAGTACCCTGCCCTGAGTGTAGCGGCTTTGGGTGTGAACACTGCGAAGGTAAAGGTTACCACGAAGCAGACGAAGATGTGCCATCTGAAGAGATGGACATAGAGGAAGCTACCGTAGAGGTAGACAACCTTTTAGACGATGAAGAAGGGACTGAAGAGCCAGTTTCTACAACATCAAAACTCCCCGGAATGCTTAAAAAACAGAAATTTGCATTCATAATTTAAGTGGATACCCGAATATTATCGGACCCATAAGGAAACCCTATGTTAAAAGAAAAGTATACTCGCGCCCCAGAGGCGGACGATGAATTGACCTACAGCGAAGAAATGGCGCAGCAATCTACACAGGCTGTGGCGCAATTAAGTGCTGAAGAAGAAAGCTATAAGAAACGCTATCAAGATATTCAACGGCACATTCAAAACGTGCGAGATCAGAAAGATCAAGAATTAGCCGCAGTTAAGAAACAACTAGATGCAGCCACCCGGCAGCAAATTAGGTTTCCAAAGACTGACGAAGAGGTAGAGGCTTGGTCAAATCGCTATCCCGATGTGGCTAAGATTGTNGATACCATTGCCCGTAAACGTGCCAACGAAGCACTAGAANAGGGCGAACAGCGACTAAAGAAAGTAGAAAACTTTGAGCGCAGCCTGCATAAAAAGACGGCAGAGCAACAGCTAGTTCAATTGCATCCAGACTTTGCCCAGATACGGCAAGATCCAAAGTTCCATGAGTGGGTATCTATGCAGCCCTCTGCAATGCAAGACAGCGTCTATAAGAATAATACGGACGCCACTTGGGCTTCTCGTACTATTGATCTGTACAAAGCAGATATGGGCAAGCGGAAGACTAATAAGTCGGCAGCTCAAGCAGTCGGTCGAACTTCGTCTTCGGCTCCCACTATAGGCGGCAAGGCCTCATTCTCTGAGAGTATGGTACAGGCAATGTCAGACCGTGAATACGAAGCAAATGAAGAAGCTATCAACGCCGCAATTTCAGCGGGTACTTTTTCATATGACATTTCCGGCGCTGCACGATAACACCTAACTAAGCAATTAACTATTGCAGTAATTAAATCTCTGTGTTATAATGAAACCATTGATTTTAAGGCGTAGGACACTCATTAAGTACACCCTACGCCTGACCCTCCAGATAATAGTACTAGGTCCACCAGCAAGTTTTGACCCGCTTTGGCGATACTCTTAATGCCCTGACACCGATGTTACATTGTCTGTTATAGCTGCTTCTATTTTCAATTTATAAAACACTTTGTTGGGCGTCATTATCGCCAACTAATAATACAAGTCAATTGATTTTTAGAAGTTCATTTCAAGCCATTTCATTCAAGGAGCATCCAAAATGGCATTCCCAAAGGCATCAGGTTATACTAACCTCAATTCGGGCAATTTCAGCCCAGTAATTTATTCCAAAAAAGTTCAGAAGGCACTCCGCAAGGCGTCTGTCGTAGAGTCGGTGACCAACACCGATTATTCGGGAGAGATCGCCAACTTTGGAGATAGTGTGAAAATTATTAAAGAACCAGATATCACTATCACAACCTATGAGCGTGGCACTCAACTGGCAACACAAGATTTGACAGACACCGATTTCACTATGGTTGTCGATCAAGCTAACTACTTCCAGTTCGCAATCGACGATATTGAGGAGGCACACTCTCATGTGTCGTTTGGTGATTTAGCAAGTGACCGTGCTGGTTACCGTCTGCGCGATACCTTCGACGCAGAAGTAATGGGCTACTTGTCAGGCTGGAAGACACCCGGTTCGTGGGCGCGTCGTTCAGCAGCCGGGGATGTCAACGGCACTAAGGCAGACACTAACGCCGGAAATGATGAAATGTTGGCTGCTAACAAGCTGGATATCACAGACTTCGGTGGCAGTGACCTTGGCGTAGATGGCGAAGTAACATCCATTCCAATCGCCGTTGGCGGTGGTGCTGGTGGTATCACTTCTCCATTGGCAATTCTGAACCGTATTGCACGGCAAATGGATCAAGCCAACGTAGACACAGATGGCCGCTGGGTAGTAATCGACCCAGTATTTGCTGAAGTGTTGATGGATGAGTCAAGCAAACTGATCAACGCAGACTTCGGTGGCGGTGATGAGCTTCGCAATGGCCGTCTGCCGGGTACTCTTCGTGGGTTCTCAATCTACAAGTCCAATAACCTTCCATACCTTGGCACTGGTGCTGGTACAGCCGCTTCTGCGGGTTCCGAAACCAACTTTGGTGTGATGGTTGCTGGTCACGCATCTGCGGTAGCTACGGCTCAACAGATTGCTAAGACTGAGACTTTCCGCTCACCTACAACATTCGCGGACATCGTGCGCGGCATGAGCCTCTATGGACGCAAGATCCTTCGCCCAGAGGCGTTGTTCACAGCGAACTATAACCTCGCATAAAACTTTTAGGGGCTGGCTTAGTGCTGGCCCCTTACCTCTTTTTTTAAGGTAGCTCTATGCCATCTACTTATATTGATCTTTGTAACCAGACCCTACGCCGCCTCAATGAGGTGGAGATTGCTGAAGCTGACTTCGGATCAGTTCGAGGTGTGCAGGCGCTTGTTAAAGATGCCGTCAAGGCTTCTGTAACGAAGATAAATCAAGCAGAGTTTGGCTGGCCCTTTAATGCGGCAGAACAGACCGACACTTTAATTGTAGGACAGACAGAATACTCTTGGCCACAATACTTTAAAGTAGTTGATTGGAACAGCTTTCAAATCCAAGCCGACGATAATTTACGCACAGGCTTTAAGACATTAAAATTCATAGAACAGGACGAATGGTATTCGGATTACCGGGACGATGACTATACCGCAGGCGCATCTGGTCGAGATATCCCAGAGTTTGTATTCCCCTCCCACGGCAATGGGTATGGCGTAAGCCCCTCACCTAACCGGGCGTTCACAATAAAGTTTAGATACTTTTTGAACTACACTGACATCAATACCGCAACAGATGTCACCCGCATCCCAGAAAGCTATGATACCGTCCTGATCGATGGGGCGCTTTATCATTTGTATATGTTCAAGGACAACGTGGAATCCGCACAGGTAGCGTATATCGCCTTCGAGAAGGGCATCAAAGACCTTCAAACATTATATATTAATAACAATGTAGCCATTAGAGACACTAGGATTAAGTTCTAGATGCCAGATAAAATACAATCCTTCAAATTAGTTTGTAGTGGCGGTCTGAATAGTAACGAAAATCATTTAGATCTTTCGGATAATAGCCCCGGCTCTGCCACACGACTTGTTAACTACGAACCGGGCCTCTTTGGGGGCTATCGTCGTATTGAAGGCTACTCACAATTTGATAGTGACTACGGCGAAGTGACGGTTGATGGACAGACAACAGGACAGGGCAAGGTCTTAGGTCTGGCTATCTTTAAAGAAGACGTAACGAATACCACTAAGATCATTGCCGCCCGTCAGGATGCTGGAGCTAATACTTACAGTTTTTACTTTTACACCGCATCAATCGGCTGGCGTAAGTATACACTAGATCACTCAGTATCTCGTCCAATGTCCTTGAACGGTCTGACTGTAAATAAGCTGCGTCATGCTACTTTTAACTTCGGCACAGGTAATCACATCGTCTTTGTAGACGGGGTTAACCCTGCCATAGTATTTAACGGGGCAAACTGGAAAGAAATCAAGTCTTCTCACGCTGGTGGGTATGATGCTGCAAACAATACTGCGGGTGGCGCACAGGCGCTGAACGCTCCTGCTTTGGTCGATGTATTTGAGAACCACATTTTCTTATCAGGCCACGAAGGTACTGCCGCTGCGGTAGCTCACAGCGCCCCTAACGACCCATACACTTGGACTTCGGCTGCGGGAGGTGGGCAGATCGCCGCTGGTTTTGATGTAGTACAGATTAAACCATTCCGTGATGATTTATTCGTCTTCGGCAGCAACTCAATCAAAAAGATTGGGGTAGATAACTCTGGTAACTTTACTCTGGCACAGGTCACCGCAAACGTAGGCTGCGTGGCAAGGGACAGTGTACTGGAAATTGGCGGCGACCTAATGTTCCTCGCACCTGATGGTTTTCGTCCTTGCGCTTCAACTTCTCGAATAGGAGATGTGGAGCTTGAAACATTAAGTAAACCTATTCAGGCGACATTAGTCGATATTATTAAGAACGAAGACATGACCACGCTAAATGGCGTTGTGATTAGGTCTAAGTCTCAAGTCAGATATTTCATTGGTGACAGTACTACAATTGTTTCAGATAGCATTGGTATTATAGGCGGGTTAACTAATAGTTCTGGTTCTATTGGCTGGGAGTTTGGTGAACTTCTGGGCATCAGGGCATCTTGTTGCACAAGTGGGTATATCGGAACCACAGAGTTTATTCTCCACGGTGACTACGATGGCAAAGTCTATAAGCAAGAAAACGGGATAAGCTTTAATGGCGAGGATATCGTAAGCATCTACGCCACTCCGTATTTAGATTTCGGAGAGACAGAGCAGCGTAAAGTAATGCGTAAGATCAATACATTCATTCGGGCGGAAGGCCCGTTAGAAATGCTCCTGTCGATGACATATGATTGGGGTGACGGCAATGTAGCTACACCCGCAACATATGCACAAACATCGTCAGGCGCTCCTACTCAATATGACGGTAGGAACATAAGTTATAACGCAACCAACGTACTGTACGGCGGTTCATCCAAACCAATTATGACCAGCGACATTCAGGGATCAGGTTTCTCTGCACAGGCCACTTTTGTAAATATTGGGCAGACAGAATCCTTTTCTGTACAAGGAATGGTCTTTGAATTTTCGACGGCAGGGAGACGATAAATGGCAGGTTACACACGGCAGTCGGCAGGTTCAATCATCAATGGTTCGCCTATTACTGCACCGCCTCTTAATGCGGAATTTAACCAAGTAGCGGCGGCGTTCAATGCCACCACAGGCCACGGTCACACAGGCGGCGCTGGTGATGCGCAGCCTATCGCATTGTCTACTTCAGTTTCTGGCTATCTGCCGCCAGAACACGGGGGAGTTGGCGGTAAAAACAACTTTAGTTCTAGCAGCCCTATTTCCACCAATGACACAACTGAAGGTTATGCAGTAGGTTCGATTTGGATTAATACTACATCTAAACAGATATTTGTATGCACAGCCAACGCAACTAATGCAGCAAACTGGCATGAGCTAGTAGCAAATACGGGTACATCTCTAGCTCCAAATGTTCACAACACGGTAGACATTGGTACTAACGCAGTTCGCTACAAAGATTTCTATCTTGCGGGAAATGCTGACATCGATGGCACTCTAAACGTGCTTGGTAATACATCTCTTACCACCGCTGAGACTACTGGATTAGCCACCCTAGCTACCGCAGATATTAATGGTGGTACTATTGATGGTTCAGTTATTGGCGGTACAACTGCACAGGCTATAACAGGTACAACTGTTGTATCAACAGCGGGATTTACCGGGGCGTTAGCAGGAAATGTTACAGGTAACCTCGACGGCAATGTGACCGGGAATTTGACCGGGGATGTTGATGGAGATTTAACGGGTAACGTAACCGCTTCTACAGGCACAACGACCCTGAACGATCTCATTGTTAACGGTACGGTAGATTTTACAAGCACAGCACTAATTAACGTAAGTGATCCTGTCTCGGCACAACAAGCTTCAACTAAAAATTATACCGACACAGCGGATGCTCTGAAGCTGGATAAAGCTGGCGGTACGATGTCTGGCGACATCACTATGGGTGGCAACACAGTTACGGGTTTGGGTGCGCCCAGCGCCTCTTCTGATGCAGCAACTAAAGGGTATGTAGACACAGAGGTAGCTGCACTTGTAGATAGCGCACCCGGTACGTTAGACACACTAAACGAACTAGCCGCTGCGCTGGGCGATGACCCAGACTTTGCTACGACGATTACAGATAGTATTGCTACTAAGCTGCCCCTTGCTGGTGGCACAATGACGGGTGACATCACTCTAGGCGCAAACAAAGCTACTTCTACAGCGACGCCTGCTACCGACGATACGCTCACTCGCAAAGGATATGTAGACACTCAAGACGCTCTCAAACTGAACCTGTCTGGTGGAACCATGTCAGGTGCTATTGCGATGGGTACGTCTAAAATCACGGGTCTAGGTGATCCTACCGCAGCACAGGATGCTGTGAGTAAGTCTTACTCTGATACACAAGATGCTACTAAGTTGAACCTGTCGGGCGGCACAATGACAGGTAACATTGTACTGGGTGCTAATAAAGCCACATCTACGGCTACACCCACCGCTGCGGATGATCTCACACGAAAAGCTTATGTTGATGGCATTCTAGGGTCGGCTACATCTTCTGCTAGTAGTAGTGCTGCGGCGGCGACCAGTGAAACTAACG